TTGCCATCCTCTGGTAATCCTGCGCGTCGCTTGCGCCGGATGAGACGCTGGCGCTCTGCTTCTGACAGGTTTTCTGCCCGGCTTTTGGGCAGGCATTTTGGGTACGCCTCCAGATAATCGTCTTCGGACATACCGTCAGTCGGGCGGCCACACGGCTCGTAGCCACCACCCTCTTTGGGGCGGCTGATGTCGACCCACTGCTCGGCAAACCATTCCGTGAGATTTTTATAGCTGGCCTCTGCATCTGCATCGCCGTCGATATGCTCGATGAGCGTTTCAACATCTACCGATTTGCCGCTGGTGTATCCGCTCTCATCGTCTCCATGCCGCTCCCGGACCAGCTGCCCGTAGCGCTGCACCAGCCAGCCGTTGGCATAGGCAGACGGATAGACGCGATACTTTCTTCGAGCCTCTTCCCTGGCCCGGATCCAAAGTTTTGGATACTTGACATCCGGCGGCGTGTCTGCCTTGTCCGCCTCGCTGGCATACAGTGCAGCGACCTGTGCCTCCGCATCCGTTCTGGTGTCGTGACAGCCGGCCAGCGAGCCATCATCTGTTTTGATAACAGCGTAGCCGCCGCAATCTGTTGTGTCGGATTCAATGTGCCAAGGCATTTATGCCTCCAGTGCCTGTTTGATGGCCGATTCAAATTGTCTTATGATTCGGGTCGCGTTGCGCTCCAAAACTTGGACATCCGTCTGCCAACGATCGCGGTGGATGTCCGCTTGGAATTCCCGAGACTGCACGAATGGAGCGTAAATGACTTTTGTGCCGACCCTGCCTACGAGACGGTCGCTCTCCGTGCGCACTCTGGTTGTCCATGACCTGCCAAGCGTGCCAGTCCTAACATAAGGCGAGCTGGGTCTTGGTGCCGGATACTTGGCCAGATCCGCCTGCAATATCATCACGCTCCGCTGCATGGGTGGCCGCAGGATGTCATGAATTTGCTGGAGCGAGTTGAATTTGCGCATGAGCTTGTCCACACCCTCGATCCGTATCGACGCCATGTTAAACCTCCGTATCCACTACGACCGGCACGATCCAGCAGCGACACCGGGGATGTGCAGGTGGCAGTTGAAAGTTGCTTCGAAATTGTGTGCGGATTTGTTCGTCCAGTGCCTGGTCGAATTTGTCGTCAATGCCAACGATCTGACCGTTCAGAGCGCCACATATCGGACACATCAGCTCATCCGCTGCGGCCCGCCATTCCATGTACCGGATGCCAGCCTCTTTGTAGACGCGCTGGTTGGCCTCCGCATAGGCACGCGTGACCTCTGTAGAGGCAATCAGTTGAGCGCGCTGTGAACCAAAAACCGGCTCCAGATCTTCGATGAGCATATAGAGTGGTTCACCATTCTGTACCCATGCCGCAACCGCCGTGCGAGTTCGAGCCAACGTTGTCTCATCAATGCCTCCGATCAATGTCCCGATATGGTTTTGCGCCCACGCCCGAGCGTCCTCGTTGACCAGCGTCCAGTCCATTCCCAGCCCGATTGATTCCAGCTGTTCGACCGCCACGAACACACCCAAGTCGACGCTCTCCAGCAGCGCTCGGCGCAATCGGTCGTAGAGCGCCTGCTCCTTTTGAATTTCTTTGACTGCGGCTTCCAGCTCGGCGTCCACGTCACCGATAAATTCCTCCGCCGACATCGTACGAGCCGTCTCGTAGATGGCGCGTTGTTGCTTGGTCAGCGCTGATTGAATGTCACTGGTCACCTCCCGCTCCAGTCGGTCGCGCTTGCGGGGCTCTGCTATTTCGATCGGCCGGAACACCGGCTCTTCCGGCTCGCCCGGATCACCCTGCAGAACGAGAGCTTTGTCACGGATACTGTTCCGTGATGTCTGCCCAGTGCTGGCCGGAGTAAAAAAACCGGTGCCATCGACAGCCTCCAAAATAGATGCCTTGTCGACCGGGGTCAGGATATCGCTGGCAAATAGTGCAGGGTCTGGATTGTGACGCTTTTTCGCCCAGCGCCGAAAACGTGCAATCTCTGCGGATTTGGCCGTGTCGATAGCAGGAGCCTGTTCGGGCGCCGGCGCCGGGGCGACAGGTGCTGGGGCAACAGGTGTTGGGTCCAGATCCTTGTACTCAATACCGTACGGCAGCGACACGCCCAGAATTTCCGCAGCGATCGATGGCTTGATACCGGCCTGCACATAATTCAGCATGCTGTTGGAGCGACGCTCCTCGTCCGCCTGATAAATCGACATCTCTTCTGGTCTCAGTTCGAGCCGATATCCGCTTGGAGCCAGCAGAGATTCGTTGACGATTTCCGCTAGATAGGTCAGCGACGGGATGATCGTCATGTCGTAAAATGACAGTGCGTCCTGCTGAGCCGTAGCATAGTTGGCGGCATTCGACATCACGATCGAGTGGGGGACACCGAGCGCAGTAGCGATATCTTGCCGTCGCTCTTCGGATAATTCAGCCGTGGCTAAATTTTCCATCCCCTCGCCGACAACAACTGGGGTGACACCGGCCCGGACAGCCGCCGTCTCCCAAGCGGATTTGGAGCCGGAAAAGAATCGTTTCCACCAGCTCTCCAACCGTTCCATTTCTGCGGGGAGAGGATTGCCATCGACAGTCAGAAGCGTCGCCTTGATGCCGCCCCTCTCGAAAAAGTTGCTGGCAAACTGGTCGATGTTGTACAGCACACCAGCCGACGACAACGCTGCCTGAGCAGGTGGACGCCCAGGGATGGTCTCGTGCAGCGGATTCGGGAGCGGAAAATAAACGTAATCGGTCGGCTCGAACGTCTGTGATCGGCCCCGGTCCAGAATCCGCTTGAATCCTGTCAATCCTGACTGCTCGCTGAATTGGGGGACAACGCTGTTGGGGGCATGCCAGCGCAGGGCGATGATCTTGGCCCGGTTGCGCTCGATGAACCAAAATGCCTCTGGTGCCAAGCACAAAGCCGCTTCGGTCAGGCTGACCAGCCGCTTGAAATTTTGCAGGTAACTCAATGCGGGAGGGAGAGATGGTACCGTCGACAGACACACCTCGTTGTCTCCCTGCATGATCGCCCAGGGCACACGGGTAGCGGCCGTCGCTCGGATGTTGACGCACCGGTACAGATAGGCAACAGCTTGGTAGTAATTGCCAGCCGCCGTTGTCGTCTGACGACTATCGGCCATCTGAGCTGAGCTGGGGGCCAGCTGCGTCCACGCCTGTTCCGGGTACTGATCCAGAAAAAATGTGGATTTGCCATCCACCATCATGTGTCGCTGCCGAGCCATCTTACCTCCCACCAAACAAAAGCAGCGATCTGCTGCCGTGATTGACCCCATGCCATGCCAGAGCCAGAGACATTACGCAATCGTCGTGCAATCCGTCAGGTGCGCCATACGACATCAACCCAGATGGTAGGCGCTCCATCTCGTACGATTGCAGCTCGTTGATCAGCACGTCGTCTGCAATGATGCTGATGGATTGCCGAGCAAATGCCAGCGCCAAGTCGTCGATGACAAGCGTCTTGCTCGCGTTGCGCGTCTGGAATGGCACGACCGGCAGCCCCTGGCGTTGCATCTGCTCGATGAGCGGCTCCCCGATGCTGTTGGATTCTGCCACGATCGAAAATGGCTCGAACCTCTCGAACAGCCCGGTCAGCCGCCCGAGCTGAACCTGGTAATCGATCTGATTGAACCGTTCCATGTGCACCAGCGCGCCATCCGTCACATCCATCACGCAGATGACCGTAAAGTCATGCGACTTGCCCCAGTCGACCCCGAACACGTACTGACGGCCAGCCTGCGCATTCGCCTGTGGACGAGCCGTAGCACAAGCACGCACGTTGCTGAATACACCGCCGCCATCCTCGACAAATTCGGCAAGCCATTCTTGCCTGTACGTGCGTTCCGATACTCGCTCCCGAGCCGCCTCCGCTGCCCGGCGGATGCTGGGCATGGGGTTGGCAGACGACGGTGCGGTCCACGATGCGATGTTGCGCTGGCCGGCCACGCCACGCTGGTACTCGCGCCAAAACCAGTTGCGTCCCCGAGGGGTGCTGATCAGCAGGATGCGCCCATCCCGATCGGCCACTGTCGGCAGCAGAACGTCCGTGTAGGTTTCCTCTCGCACTTGCGCCGCCTCGTCCACGATGACAATGTCAAACGCTTCGCCGCGCAACGCAACGTCGTTGTCTGCACTGTACACAGACAACCGCCCCCGGCTCGGGAATTCGATCACGCGCTCTGACCGATAAATCCGAACGCTCTTGCCGGCTGGACCCACCATCGATTCGGCAAACCGCCAAGGAGCTCGGGAATTTTTGTACGTCGGCACCACCCATGCCACCGCCGCTCCATTGTCGGCACAGGCCAGCGAGTAGATGCCAGCCATATAAGTTTTGCCAAACCGGCGGCCAGCGCAGACGACCTTAGTCGTCGCCTGGCTCCTCAAGATCTGGTGCTGATCGTGGCGCAATGGAGGCAATGACGCTCTCATGGTCAAATATCCGTTCGATTCGTATTGGCTGGCCATTTGGCCCGCTCTGTTCGGTGCGTGTCGGGGCATAGAGCCCCAGATAACGGGCACGTGTTTCTTTGATTTTCAAGATGCGGTCGACTATTGCCGGATCGGTGGCGTTCGGCCAGAGCCTGCTCTCAAGTTTGTCCAGAGATTCGAGTTCGATTTTTCGGACAGCGTCCGCCGGATCCTGAATTGTTTCGACCAGCGCCTGGCTTACCAGCTTCCAGGCGGCCTGACTGCTGACGCCTAGCGCTTGGCCGATCTCACGATAAGACGCCCGATTCTTCCTGAGCTCCAGAGCTTTCAGCTTGCGGTCGTGCGCTTTGACACGTTGCGTCTGGGATTTCATAATTTTGCTATCATCCTAGGTGTTTTTCCGGTAGATGATTGCCAGCGTTCCAGCGTAACTGCCACATAGGCTGGAGAAATCTCTATGGCTCGGCAACTCCTATTCAATTGCTCGCATGCCATGACGGATGTGCCTGATCCAGAAAACGGATCGAGTACGGTCCCAGTCGTGCAGTTCGCAATCAGCATTCTCATCCAGTCAATCGGTTTGCTGTGATTGTGTTCCGATTGGGAATGCGCTTGTGTGATGGGTTCGCTAAACACGTCGGACAAGTGTTTCCCTCTCGGGTCGGGAACAAAATTATATTCGCCCCGAGTGTTCCAAACGTTTCTTGATTTTCCAGAATCCCCATAATGGGCCCCATCAAAATTGTACGATTTTACATTGCCGTACCAACAACAGAGTTTCCCTCGTTTCAGCGGTCTGTTGGGCGTGTACCATGACGAAACGCAATCCCAAACAAATAACCAGGTCATTGCAGAGCCGTAGCGGGAAATCACATCTCCAATCGTCGCACCATCACAAAACGCCAACACAGAATCAAATCCGGGGATGGCGTTTGGCATCGAATCCCATTCTGGGTCAAACACCAGAGACGCAATTCTTTCCCCATCGCTCAGCCGTTCGATCAGATTCAAATCGGTACTGTCACCACAGGCCAACGTGTGATTGCCTAGCTGCCACAATTGTCCAGATTCAACATCCCATTTTTGGCGCAGTTCTTCCGCTCGGTCAATCTGAGGTTCGGTGTCATTTACGTTATCACTGGATTTCAATTCAGCCAGCATGATGGCCAGCTCGTCGTCGTCGAACATGGCTGACAAATCTATGCCAGCATCTATGTCTGCCAGCATTTGTGCAGGATCCCAGTCTAACGACAATTCGCCGACACGATTGTCGGCATATGCCAGTTCTCGTCCTGCAACGCTGTCAATATCCAGATCCATCCGCTGAACCGCAACGATTTGTTTTCCATCCGTAGGGACAACGATAACGTTTTCAATGCCGATTTTCCCTGCCGCTTCGACCGTTTTGTTGCCAGCGATAATTCGTCCATTTCGGTCAATCAGGATGCTCCGCCCTGCACCATATTTTTTCAACGATGATTCTAGAGCCTTACGACCTCGTTTTGTACCACGGTTCGCATTCGCACGATCTGGTATCAGAGAATTTAACGTTTTTGCTGTCATGCATTGTCCGTTTCGATATGGCCCCTGAGCGATTCGACATCTCTGTTGGTGGCATATTCGATCCAGTCAGTTGCCCGGGCTCTCATCCGCAGACGAGCCTCTGCTGCCCAAGCTGCTTCGGCTTGCCACAGGGTATCCCTCGGCGCAACCACAGACGCAGCGAGATGGCAATGAGCCTCGTACTCTTCGACAGCCACATCAATTCGGCGGTAGAGCTGGACCAGTTTGTTGAGCGACCAGGTCATGGCCATTTGAGCAGCCCCAGACCCGACGCCAGAAAAATTCCAGCGCCGACGAACAACCCGATGGCCGTCCCGGCAATCATCATTTCGGCCAGATCGCCCGTTGCCAGTACGGCAACAAACATGCCGAGCATGGTATAGCCGATTGTCCACTGGACAATAGACGAGCGCTGGCTGTTGAGCCGTTTCATCTCGCCCTCTATCCGTTCGACACGCTGGCTGAGCCCTCGATACCCAAGGTCTGGATCGCCACCGATGATTGTCTCCAACTTTCTGACGGCAGCATCGAGCCGTTCGATTGTCTCTACCAGCATCTCGTCCCGGGTCACCTGACATCCCTCCTGACCGTGATTGTGCCCTGCTGTAATGTGGCCGTGTAGCCGGAGGTCAGCGTCGCTTCCAGGTCATACGACCAGACCCCGAGCCCGATAGAGATTGTTTGCGCCAATGTCACTTCCACCCGACACGATGCAGCGGCCGTGACCGTGCCGGAAATCGTAACCACGCTCTCCGCCTGCACACGCAACGACACGCTCCCACCCGTCAACGTCGGCCAGTTGGTGCCGACAAATGTCAGCGCTCGCCCGTCGACAGTGCGATAATCGTCCCCGTAGATGAGCACGATCTCGCCATCTTCCGTGACCGGGGATGTCACCGTAACTTGGGCTGTGCCGATGCGTCCAAGCGCAACGCCCACCGAGCCGGACGTGTACGCAGCCGGGACCGCAGCCGTCAGCAAATTGTTGGTGATCCTCGCCGCAGGGTCAGGCTGGAGCGTACCCACAATCTCGTGCTGGTCGACGTTGACTCCGGTGCCCAAAAATATGACGATGTAATCGTACAGGATGGGGTCGGCGCCGGCCAGCCGGTAGTAGTACACCCCGTTGCGGGCCTCTGTTGCGGCAGCTCCTGTCACCAGCGCCGTCCGGCTCCCTGTAGCCAGAGTGATACGGTCGACGTTGACTGTGGCCGTTACACCCAGGGCACCGTACTTGCTGTGCTGGAACTGAGCGACATAAATCAAATCAACCATGACGACTATCGCCGTCCAGCCAGCTTGAGCCAGTATACAGCAGATTCAACAGTCGCTTCCAGCTGGTCGATGTCGACCGTCGGGAACTGATGGCGTAACTGTTCCATTACGTAGTTGAACCGCTCGGTTTTGGGCAGCCGGCCAGACATCCACAACTGTTCCGCAGCGCTGACCAGCACATCGGCCATCTCGGCAGCATCGATAATGGTCGCGGCCACATCTTGGATATTCTTGGGGCGGTCCAGCCAAAACTTCCACGTAGCCAGAGCCAAGGCCAGCACAATCGTACCGACAACTAACGCATCAACCGGGGCAAACGATTCGAGCACAGAACCCTCCTAGGTACAGGCAAAAGAAAATGCACTACAGCAATTGTAGTGCATTGCCATCAACAGTCTGTCGATTGTCTCAGTCAATCAGCACCCATCCTGTTGCCGTCTGCCCGATAGGCACAACTCTGCTGACCTTGGTCATCATCATCCATGCACCACCATGCGTCATCTGTGCCAGCTTGGCAATCTCAGCGGTCGTGTAGACCCGGCCCGGATGCCGTACCAGTGCCATCACGACAATCGCCACGCGCTCGGTCGTGATGGTGTCCCGGTGATGGCGGATGCGCTTTTTCATCCGATAATCGTCGGTGTTTTTTTGGTCGTTGTTGCCCAGCGCTCCAGAGCTATTGCCACATAATCCGGCGAGATCTCCACGGCACGGCAACGACGAGAAAGTTTTTCGCATGCGATTAGGGTAGTGCCGCTACCAGAGAACGACTCGAAGATAACATCTCCAATTTCACTGTAATTTTCTATCAAGTCTATCCACATTTTTAGCGGCTTTGGACATGGATGATTTGCCACATCTTTTTGCTGCCCTATAGGGTAATCAAAAATATCATTAGAACGGCTTTTCGGCCACTTTGGACCAAAAAATAAAACAGGCTCCCAACACCAAAAGCGAGAAATAACACCATTTGTCATGCTGTTGGTTTTTGTCCACGGTGCACAAAACTTGACATCAAACCATCGAAGCCACAACGCCAAATTATTACCACCTGGCGTCACAATTTGACGGTCGCTTATTGACTGGCAAAGATTAAACCATGCACGACTAAATACTTCATATGCTTCAGCCGTTTTGTTGTCGTCAACCGTAGTGCTATCGTAATTAAATCCAACATTGTAAGGCGGATCAACAGGAGCAAGTATTGCTCGCTCACCACCCATCACTCGCTTTACAACCGTTGCATCCGTGCAGTCACCACAAATTAGCCGGTGATTGTCCAGCTGCCATAACTGCCCAGATTCTACACCCCATTTTTGGCGTAATTCTTTTGCACGATCAATCTGAGGTTCAGTATCCTCGGTATTTTGGCTGTCCAACCCAGAATCACGAATCAACTTAGCCAACTCAGATTCGTCATATCCGATGGCCTCCAGCAATTCGTTATCAATGGATTTAGTTTGCTCGATAATGGCGGCTAATGCCGCTTGGTCTGGGTCTCCCATTCGGCCCAGTTCGTTATCGGCGGCCACGTATGCCAGTGCCAGATGTTCTGGGTATTCGTCCGGCAGAACATCAGCGGCAATTTCATTCCATTTCATTGACCGAGCAGCTTCAACTACTCCATGTCCGGCCAGAATGGTGTTCCGCCAGACAACGATACTGCGCACCTGCCCAAACTTGCGCAGAGATGTCGCTATTCGTTTGATTTGCTTGGCTGGATGCCGGTTGTAATTATGTGGATGGGGTTGCAGGTCAGCGAGTGGAATGCGTCGGTTTGTTGGTTTCATGAAACCTCCCTTGTGTTATGTGCCATTACCAGCACAACGAGGCTGGCATTATATCGTTTGGCCGTAGGTAGCTGGTGGTCGGCACCGCATCGGTCTGCGTGTGGATGCAACGGGGACAGCGCTCGTTTTCCCAAAACGTCGACCCGCAGGCCC